GGCAATCGACCAGTACGCATTTGTTAAGATTGAGCAGGACGGCCAGGCCGCTATGCTTACTACTACAAATGCTGGTTCTCAGGGGCTTCTTGTTGGCGTAGCTCAGGTAGCTGCTGCTGACAATGAGTACCTTTGGGTATGGGTTGGTGGGCTTAATGGCGGTGGAGTTGGATCAGGAATTAAGGGCAAGCTAGCTGCAAGCTATGTTGCCAAGAACAACCTGAACACAACTGCAACTGCTGGTGTGGCTGATGATGCTTCAACAACTAAGATTTCTTATGTTGTTGGACTTGCAGCTACAACTGGCGCTGCTGCTGTAGAGCTTGGTTCTGTAGCGCACCTCAAGGTGAACTAATAAACTGGGGGGCGTAACAGCCCCCCTTTTTGAGAGGAATTATGCCAAGTTTAACCAATCTTATCGGCTTGGGTATGCCACCTGAGCAGGCTGTAGAAGTTTCTGACGGAACTTTTACAACTGTAACGAGCACTAACGCTGTAGTAGCTACAGCCGGTGGCGTTCGTACTAAAATGGCAATCAATAACGTCAATGACACTACTCCAACAGCAGCAGAGCTAACCACTTCGTTCGGTGCTCCAGCTACTGTAGGAACTGGATTTGTAGGTATTGTGAAGGATAACGATGCTGATACTAACTGCTTTGTGGTTGTATCAAACGGTACGTCTTTCTTTTACCTAAAGTTCACTAAGGCAACTTGATGCTATGGGGGGAGCAATCCCCCCTTTTTTTGGATGATTTATGAATCAATCTGGCAACGCAGCAACTACTACGCCGACGGTAAATACAGCTACAAGCACTACTATTTTGGCTGCCAACGGGTTTCGTAAGTGCCTTATTATTCAGAACAATAGCGCAGCAAACATAGCTATTGGATTGAATGGCGAGACATTAACCGGCATTACGCCAACATCAACTAACAAGTGTTATGTGTTGCCAAGCAGCGCAGGTAGCAACGTAATTCGGTTCACAGAAGGGTTTGTACCTTCTGGAGCAATTACAGCGTACCAGACAAGCGGTAGCCCTATTAACACGTTGGTAGTGATTGAAGCGTAGTGTTATATGCTAGATAGGCAATTATGCCTATTTAGGAGAATGAATTATGCCAAATCTTCAATGGCAACATCCGATGATGACTAACGGTGCGCCACAAAAGCGTTACCGTGGAGCCAACATCAGGTTCTTTTTTGCCTACAATGAAAACGAGGAAAAGTCTCTGCGTGAAGGCCGTCCCATATTTGACGAGATACCTTCAATTTCCATTCAGTTCCCAGGTGGCGATGAGACTGTACGCAAGATTGAGCCTCAAGACATACAGGAGTACCCAGAGGAGTACAAGCGATTCCAGGCTGGTGGCGAGCCAATTACTAGCGGTATGCCGCTACAAGAGTGGCCGTCAATGACTGGAACCGCTATGCGGGAACTTCAGTATCTTGGCTTCCGTACTGTAGAGCAGTTGGCTGAGACTCATGATGAGATTAAGCGAAAGCTCGGACCCCTTAGCAAGTTTGTTAAGTTGGCTCAGGAGTGGGTAGCAGCGTCACAGACAGACCAGAGCGAGGTAGTAAAGCTACGACAGCTTTTGGAGAAGTCAGAGGCTCGACAGAAAGCGCTTGAGGAAAAGCTAGAGCTTATGATTCAGCGAGTTGAGGCTAACGAAGGCACTGACCTTCGCGGCTATCGACGACAAATTGTTGAAGAAGAAGAGTCATACGACGATGTTGAAGAGGCATCCGAAGAACCAAAACGACGAGGGCGACCCAGAAAAGTATGAGCATAGCCACGGTTATACAAAACGTTGCAAATGAAGCTGGCTACACTGTTGAGTCCAACATCTTCTCATCCAACGAGACGACAACCAAGCAGCTAGTTGCGATTGCGCAACGCATTAACCGTGACATATTTGAAGCGTATCCATGGCCTAAGTGTTACGCTTCGGGCTCAATTACGCTGGTAGCTGGCCAATCGACGTACGCGCTACCAGCGGCTTTTTCTCGCTATCAATACGAAACATTTTGGAACCAAAGCACTCGCTGGCGTGTTTTGGGACCAATGAGCGAGCAAGAGTATGGCGAGATTCGAGGCTTTGGATTAGAACCAACAATCTATCAGCGGTTTCAGATACGCGGATTAAGTAACACTGAGTTGTTGATCAATCCTACGCCTGGCGCAAACAACAACGGCAATATACTCATTTTTGAGTACATAGCCGATAGATCGGTAGTTCCTAAGACTTGGGTAGCTTCTACCTCTTTTGCCGCTAATTCGTACTGTTTTTACAACGGCAACTATTACCAAACTACAGCCGGTGGAACGACTGGTTCTACCGCACCAACGCATACAAGCGGTTCAGTATCGGATGGTGGCGTAACTTGGGCCTATTACAACGGTCCGTACAATGAGTTTCGTGCGGATACTGACACCAGCATATTTCAAGAGAAGTTGTTAGAGCAGGGTATTCTGGAACGGTTTGCAGAGATTCACGGGCTTGACAGTATTCGCCCGGTATTCCAGCAACAGTTACATGAAGAGTTTGGTAGAACAATTTCAGGAAAGGTGATTTGGGCTGGTGGAAGCACTAGACCACTTCAGTATGCAAGAAATGGCGTAGCTATGTTTGGGACGTGGATATAATGCAAGAGCCAGCAATCACACAGAAAGACCCTATTGCGTACTACCGTTGGCTAAGAGCACAGCGTATGCCAGGTGCTCAGGCTACACAGCTTGTTGAACAACGGTTTGGGCCGCCTACTATTCCAGATGAAAGAGCACAGCGTCAGCAAGCACAAGCCGAGAACGCAGGATTAGCACAAGCGGGGGGCGTGGTTGCTGGTGGTATTGTAGCAAACGAAGCTCTACGCGGATTTCCTAATGTTCGAAACTGGACAAGTACAACTGAACAACCGTTCGGATCTGGAATGGGCAATCAGGTTGGAGGTGCTATTACTAATGCTCAAGGAATTCCTGCCCAAACAGGATTCACTTCGACAGCAAATATGACTGGTAATGGATTGTATACTCCATATAAACCTGAAGTCGTTGCAACGAATGGCGATGTTTCTATTATTAAAACTCCAACAGGCGGAACAACTCAAATTCCATCCGAGGCATTAAATGATCCTGGTTTCATGAGTTCCGTTAATTGGGATGCCGTAGGTAGTGGTGCACTTGCTTTATTGTCGGCCTACCAAGCATACAAATCATATCAATCTGGCGATAACTTGGGCGCGGGAATTTCTGGCGCAACAGCAGCAAGTTTAGGGGCGCAAGCTGCTAACCAGGCTGGTATGCAATTTGCCGGTTCGCAAACCTTAGGAGCAGCAGCCGCTCCGCTTGCAGTAGCAGCCGGAGTTTACCAAGGATACAAAACAGCAGAAATGATTGGAGAAACTGCTGCTGGTTCTCAACGAACGCAACAGGGTGCGTTAGGCGGGGCTGCATCCGGGGCGATGATTGGCTCGTATTTCGGTCCCTGGGGATTGGCAATCGGCGCGGCAGTTGGCGCAGCAGCCGGAGCTATTGGTTCTTGGACTGGAAGCTCCAAAGGCAAAGCGCAATTCATGCGAGATAACATTCGTAATGTTTTGAAAGAGAACAAGGTTCTTGATCAAAATTACATGGGCACCTTAGCTGATGGAACAAAGTACAATTTCGGCCAAGACGGATCGACTCTTAAATGGAAAAACATTGATAAGATTGCTGAAGCTCAACCAAATGCCTGGAACAACACAATTCCACTAGCGGGCGCTTTAGCTGCTGCTTACGGTTTTGTAGGCCAAAAAAATGCGGATATTGCAGCTTGGTACGCAAAAGGCGCTGTTAGTAATGCCGGTGATGATCCAGCTATTGCCGTGAAAAACATGCAGCACTTTGCGCAACAACAAGGCGTAACCTATGATCTAGTCAAACAAAAACTTGACGAAGCATTAAAAGACGAGCGTATTGATCAAACTAAATACAACGAAATGTTGTCTGGCGCTCAACAATTAACAGCAGGGGTTCAGCCCACACAACAAAACAGCATGAAGCCTCCACCTAAAGGCGAAGTGCGACGGGTGTCTCCAGGTATGTATATGAATGATCAAGGTGTTGTTACAAAAGCAAAAACAGTACGACAAGCGTTGGAAAGCAATTATCGAGTAAGTAAATCCAAAAAGGAGAAATAATATGGCTGAAAAAGGTAAGATGCTAAAAGGCGCACTTGCTCGTGAACCTAAGATGACTCGGCTTTCTCCTGGTGTATATCGCGGCGAAAAAGGCCAGTTGATGACACAAAAGGGCAAAGCACTACCAAGACCGCAGCAGCCTCAGTACGGTAATCGTGGCCCTGCTCCCGTCAATAATATGGGCAGTCTACAACAGGCTGCTCAGGGCGCTATGCCAAACGGAAGTATGCCTATGTATCAAAATGCAGTGCAGCCAGGCATGTCATTTGCTGATGCAGTAGAGGCGGCTCGTAATCAACAGGCAGGTGGATATGCAGCACAGTTAGCTGCTCAAGGTTTCAACATGGGTGGCAACCGCGCTGATATCGACCCAGGGTATGCCGTGCAACCACAGCAAGCTATACTCCTGCAACAAGGCAACATGCAACGGCAGCCAGCCATACGAATAGAGCAAGGCAACATGGAACAATTTCTAGGACAATCGGCTAACAATCAGGGCCGATATAGATTGTCGCCGGGTGTATATGGCACTCGTGAACAGGCCATGCAGCAAATGCAGAGACAATATGGGGCTCCTACAATGGGAGTTCCGCAACCTCAACGACGACGCTACTAAGGCAAGCAAATGGCATTTCAGGGCATGACCATGCCGGGACCGTATATGGGGCTAGACCTAGTTAGCCCCATAGACAATATGGACCCTGCTGCAGCATTGGAACTGGTAAACATATTTCCAGGCGCTAATGTGTCAACGGTTCGCCTTGGCTATGAGCAGTTTGCAGACACGGGTTCAGCAACGCCAATAAAGTTTGTAGAGGCCATTAACCTAGCCAATGCAACTACTAAACTTGTTGCATCAAATGACACTACGATCTACGGAATTGATACTGCCGGTGTCGTCTCCACTATTACTGGATCAACGGTCACTAGCGGAGAGTGGCAGTCGACAACCTACAACAATAGAATTTACCTTTGTAACGGCGTAGACAACGCTCGCTATTGGAATGGTAGTGCAGCCACTACAAGCGACCTTACATTTACAGGCTTGGCTTTAACTTCAATGGTAGGAGTACATGCTCACAAAGAGCGGTTGTACTTTATTGAAAATGCTTCAAGTCGGATTTGGTATGGCGGTCTGCAGGTAACTGGAACAGGCGGCACACCTGCACTTACCAGCTTTGACCTAAGCTACGTTATGACCAAAGGTGGCTATGTAGTAGCTATTGGCAGCTACAGCAATAACACCAGCATGAGCGTCCAAGACTTGTTTTGGGCGTGCAGTTCAGAAGGTGAGATTGTTTTTTATAGCGGTTCTTACGCTGGCGACCCTACGTCTTGGGGCTTGGTAGCCCGCTATTACATTGGAAAGCCGCTTGGTCGTCGTGCGTTTGTCCGAGTAAACAATGATGTTTGGGTAATTACTGAGCAGGGAATTGTCCCGTTATCTGGCTTGTTTCAGGCTGACCCAGAGTCGGCGCTTGATATTGTAAGCAAAAACATCAATCCGCTGATTAGCGAGACCGCTAGTCAAATTGCGTTTGATCATCAATGGCATGGGTTCTTTTGGCCGCAAGGTCGAAGGGTGTATATCACCTTACCTCAAACCGGTACTCGATGTACTTTCTTGGTTTATTCGATTGACCGAAAAGCCTGGACTCAATTTCAGCTATTTAATCCAGAGCATTGTTTAAGTTCTTGCTTGTTTAATCGATTCCCATTTTATGCCTCTGCTACTGGCATTATTTGGCAAGGCGAA